GACAAGATCCGTATTTGCAAGCGGATTCTCGTAGTATGACTTTGCCGTGATAATACCTACTTCGATGATCGCCCTGTTAATTGTTTTGAACGGACGGACTGGCGAGTAGCCGCACTCAAGGCGTTGAAGGTCAATTCTCTCTGTTGCCGAGCCGCTAGTGGAGTAGCTTCCGCTTACAAATTTATCACTACCAATGTATGGATTAACGTAAAGTACATACGGCGCCGAGAGGGGATCGTTGATGGTATTTCCTGGACCGATTTCTGGATTTCCAGAAAGCTGTCGGATTGCATCTGTGATCGCTGCAACCTGATCGCGGACGGTCCCCTGCGAGCTGTTGAGGTTGTCGAACGAGCCGGTTTGGCCACTACGGACAATCTTGGTCACAGCACGCGAGCGTCAATACGCTCAGTTTAGATGGCCTGAGCTTGGGTCGATTGACAGGCTAGGCGAATGGTCCGATCATTGGCTTGATACCAACCCCATCCTTGTCTTTTACAACGACAAATTGAGATGAATACCTGACTGCATCGTCAACTGATGTGCTCAGTTCGCCGGGGCCAAGAAGGATGTCGCACTCAATCCATACTGCATCTTCTGCTTCACATGCAACCGATCTTTGGTCTTGCAGTCTTAGCCGCACCCTGGCTTTTGAGCCGGTTTCCGTCATCAGCATCAATCTGATAAAGCCCCTGGCGTCAAAAGATGATGTACCTGGATTACTTGTTTGAATAAATCCATTGAAGCTTCCAGACCCCCTGACAACATCTTTGACGCTATCGCCAAAGTCCTCGCCAATGGCAGTCGTATCAAGAACTGTCGGATCTGTCTGAAGTGTCCACTCCCTGCAGCCGACAAGGATTGACCAACCGCGCTGTTCAGGGTCCTCGGCGATGCTTTGCATCTCTTCCGGCAGGTCAATGAAAGCGGATGCGCCTAATTCTTTGCTGGGATCTTCTTCGTACAAAAACTGCCCAAGCGCTTCAAAGGCAATTCCGTAGTCAACGGAAGAACTGTAGGGAGCTATTAGTAAATTCCTGTATTCAATGTTTGAAAAGGTTATCAGCTCCTGAGGATTTTTATTGATTGCTCCGCCTTCTGTCTGGTAAAAGGTAATTCTGTCAAGCTGATCTCTGTTTACATAGGCCTGCAGCACTTGCTGGAATCCGGTTGATGCTGTTGTTTCCCAAAAACCCGGAGATTGAGCCGTTGTATTCCAGAATGCACCCGTTCCATTTCCCCTGTATTGGCTGACAGGACCTGCGTCAAGACTGCTGCCACCCCAGAATCTGTGACCCTCTGGTGATGGGGCATACAGGGATTGCCCAACTTTCAGTGGCAAGCCGGTATAGGAATATATCAGTACACGCTGCCCAGTCCAGAAAGCCTTGTTTTGGGCAAAAATTGCATTTGCGCCAGAACGGCTTGCCCTGGGAAAAACAGTGGGCTCAGGCCATTCTCGGCTGAGCTGCACGTAGCCGCCATAGCCAAGAATAACAGACATCAGAATGAGCCGGTAATTTGACCGCTGAACTGAACGGAGATGTTAATCCTGAGCAGATCCCCGACAGAAACAGATGAGCCACGCGAAGTTATGATAGCCGTTCCTTCGCGAGTTCCGTTTGCTGTATTCTTGATCCACTCAATCTTCAAAGTTCCGTCTGTAGTGTTGTCCTCATCAATAGCATTGATCAAAGAGTTTGCAACAGAATCGGATGGATCGTAAAAAAGAGAGCCAGAGAAGGTGTTGTTTCTCAGCTTGCTGCTCACATAGGTTCTGTCGTTCGCGCCAAGAGCCGTTGTCTCAAGCGCCGGCTTTTCGGTTGGCTTTTCTGCTGAAATGAAACTACCGACATGTTGCCCGTTCCAGTAGACGTAGGCGTCGGCCCCTGTTGCAATGCCCATTTGAACAAAAACCTTTGCCCTATTGTAGTCGGGCTAAGGGCGACCAGGACCTGAATCAGTAGTAGCCTCTTGGATATATCTGTCCTGTTGGCGGGATCTGAGGTGGCTCTGGCGTTTCTGTTTGAAGTTGGAACAGAATTGTGGGTGTGCCTGGAATAAAGAAGCTGATCCTATAAACGTCAAGTGTAACATCGCTACTACCAAGCGCCATTTGCAGGCCCGGCATTTCAGCGGCCAGTGTCGCGCCAGCATTTACAGATTGATCAATATTTTGTAAAAAAACCGATACTGATGGGTCGCTGGCCCCAAGCCCGAGTAGTATTTGAGGCAGGGCAAGGACAAGCGTCACCTGCCCCGAAGGACTTTGGTTAAAATCTGCCATTAGACCACCCTTGCAGCTAGTGCAAGCGACGGGTTGGTCGTGGCCGAACCACTATTAACTCTTGTCATGATTTCCCATTCTTCAACGCCAGCGGAAACAATAAATTTATCAAGTGGTTGAAGTGTATTGTTGGCATAATGAGGAATGATCGCAAAGTCCGATGGCAGATTGCCGGATGGCATGTAATTACTGTAACGCACGCCAGAGCAGATTGGGTTGTAATCCGATGAATAAGCCGTGTTGCCATTTGCTCCAGATGCGACCGTGGGGAGTAGGATGCTTGGCGAGGTTGATAAACTGTTATCCCAGCCAAGGGTATTAGCGCTGTTGTTGATGGCGGCATTGGAGACCCTTCCGTGTACGCTGTAAGCGCTAGTTGGGATCGAAACGGCTGACCTTCTTATTGTGCTCCCCAGTGAGGCGGAGCCCATGCACCACATGCGCCTGTAAGAGCACACAGTTGCGTAAAATGCAAGATTTGCGGACCCAGTAGACAGGAATAGGTTGGGTCTTATGAAATGACTGAACTGATTTTTATCGAGATCAATCCAAGATGCTACGCCGTGTGAGGGAGGGGCAAACATAAAAGGGACGTTGAATGTGCTTCCCTGATAACCCACAAACCAGGAGACCGAGGGATCCGCCTGCGATGTGTAACGCACAAGGTTAAACGGAGTAGTTGTAGATAGTCCGCTTATGGGGTAAAAATTATAGCTAACAGACTGATTAAAGTTATTTGGATTGGTGTCACCACTGTAAGTAAGCGTATTGGAGTTCTGCAAAAAATCAAGAAGCGCGGTTCCGGTGGGCGCTTTTGTTGTTGTGCTCCACTGCGTAGACGTGACAAGGTGAAATCCGGTAATACCAAACGTTGCGTTTACCAAGAACTGAAACCAATAATAAGTTTTACCGTATGTCTTGTTTGCAGCATAGGTAATTTCCATTACCCTGTTTTCGATTCCACTGTTGGTAGAGGAGTCAAACCAATCAGTCATCAAGCCTGCGGCAATAAAAGCGCTCCTGAATACATCAGCCAGCTGCGATGCAGTCCAGGGTGCAGGAGCTGTATAGACTTGCTTGGAGACCGGCACGGTTACAATCCAACTGATAACACTTTGAACTCTAGCACGATTGACCGTGGTATGACATCCATGTTCGCGGCTTTAACGTAGGCCACTCCTGCCTCGGCCTGGACTATTGGGACAGGAGAAAGCGTAATCGTTTCGTCTGCGCCAACAGTGACAAGCTCTGCGTAAAATTCGCTACCAGGCAGTGGCAAGACGCCAGCAGGTGTTGCCCTTGTATCTGCGGCTCTTGCAGCAGCGGTTCCGTAAAACCTGACCCAAGCCGGTGTTGACGCATTTACATACAAAAGAGTAAAAACGGGTGCAAACGAGAATGTAAATAAATGAATTTCATTTGACTGGAGAGTTGGCGTAGTGTATGTGATTGTTTGCTGCTGGGGGCCTGTTTGTGTTCCCGGCGGCTCAGCCCATGTACCGTCCGCCCTAAGAAAGTTTGCGGTTCCTCCACCTGATGCTGGAGCAAGGCCGGCATCGGCACTAGAAACAAGCGGCAGTATTACATCTTGACCAGTGCTACTCTCAAGAAGTCTTACCTCAGCTACATACGAAAGATTTGTGGCACCTGTTGACGAAGGGACGGCCCATGTTCCGTCAGCACGCAAGAAGTTTGCGCTTCCACCGCCAGAAGCAGGCGCCAGGCCTGCATTTTCGCTAGATACAAGCGGAAGTGCTACATCTTGCCCGGTGCTGCTTTCAAGGAGTCTTGTCGAAGGAACGTAGGAAAGAGTTGTTGGTACGTTCTGTTCTGCTCCTCCCTCGATCCCGTCCAGCTTGAGCTTGTCGCTGGCTGACATTGAGCCACGTGCATCCTGTGTCGCCGGGGAGATGCTGATGATCGGCTCTGACCCACCACTGGAGTTGATCGGGGCCTCTCCGCGAACGCTGAAGACACGCCCAAGCGACGGCACTCCGCCACCCCCTCCATCACCTCCACCGCCTGTTCCAGGGTCTGGCGGAGGGTTGACCGAGCCATCCGTCTGGGCCGGTAGTAGCCTCGCCGCAACCTCCAGGGACAGGTTGGAAACCTCTGCAGCACCCTCAACCCGACTGATCCTTGGTGGCGAATCTTCAATGAAGTACCAGAGCAGGCCAGGGTAAAGAGTGCAGTCAAGAAAAGGCTTTAGGTCTTCGCCAGCTCCATTGAAAAACCTATCCTGAAACTGGATTGGCAGCAATCCCTTGGATTCTATACACTTAAGAAGAACTTGCGCACAGGTAAAGTTTGGGATATTCCTGAATTCAAGAAGCAGCCTGCCGTCGTATTGGCGATTTCCGAACTTTCTCCTTGTAGATATGCCGCCAAGGCTTGTGTCAGATCCAACTGGAAATCGTGGTGCCACGAAGTCCATCGAAGAGGGGATAATATTAGGAAATTCGACGAAGCTCATTTTTGGATTGCGCTACTACACACCTTAGGTAATCTGGTGGTCAGTTTGTTGTGACTGTCCAACCCTTTGCAATGAGATTTGCTTTTGCCGCTAGGCCGCTTGGGCCTGGGGGGGAGTTTGAGCCAAAACCTGAAATTGACGATATATCAACACTGCCATTGGTTCTTCCAGCCGTATCCAATGAGACCAATATGTTGTCAACAGATTGCTGTGACAGAGAGCATCCAAACCAAGCAGATTGAAAATTTGTTGCCAAGCAGTTGTCAAAAACGCCGGCAGGAAAGTCAACAAGAGATTCGCAGTATGCCCAGCAGCCCTGAAATGAGGTTCCAGAGCTGAAGTCAATTGCTGGGAATGATGTCAGTAAAATACACCTGTCCCAGGTACTTCCGTAGTTCTGGCCAGCCGGCAGACTTAACAAAGGGAAGGATGTTAGAGACCTGCAGCCGTACCATGCACGAGAAAGATTTGTAGCAGAGCTTAAATTTATTACAGGGAAAGATGCAAGCGATGTGCAGTCTTCCCATGCAGACGAAAGATTGGTTGCGTTTGGCATGTTTATTGCTGGAAAAGATAGAAGTGAGGCGCAATCCTTCCAGCAAGAAGAAACGTTCGTAGCGCTACCAAAGTCAAGCAGTGGGAACTCAGTCAAAGAAGAGCACTGATTCCAGCAATTTTCAAAAGTAACGCCTGCGCTGGTATTTATTTGCGGAAATGATGTAAGCGAGGAGCATCTGAGCCAAGTAAGCTCGAATGTCTGTACGTTTCCGGTTTGCAGCAGTGGGAAAGAGGTCAGTGATTCACATCCACCCCAGGCCCATCGCATATATGTTACAGAGCTTGTGTCAATCAATGGAAATGACTCAAGGGAGGAGCAGTTTTTCCAGGCACCATCAAGAAACACAAGATTGCTTGTATTTATCTGCGGAAAAGTCTCAAGGCCTGAACAAAGTTCCCATGTGTCTACAAGGCCTATCACAGAGCTTGTGTCAATTAACGGAAATGACTCAAGGGAGGAGCAGTTATACCAAGTGGATCTAAAGTAGGTCACCCCACTGAAGTCAAGCAATGGAAAGCTTGCAAGGCTGCGACAGTCGTACCACGTTCGATCAAATCCCTGTGGGCTTGCGCTTGAGATGTTTAGTGCTGGGAATGAAGTCAGACCCATGCATTCACGCCATGTACTCTCAAAAGACGTTCCACTACTTGTGTCAAGCACCGGAAAAGACGTAAGAGAGCTGCATTTGCTCCAGGTTCCAGCAAAGCTCGCTCCAGCGCTTACATCTATAAGTGGAAACGAAACAAGGCTTCTGCAGTCAAACCATGCGCCATTAAAGTTTGTTCCTGACGGCATGTCTATAGCCGGGAAGGAAGTTAGTGATATGCAGTAGGCCCACGCATTGGTAAAATCCTCGCCCGCACTCATGTCCACAAGCGGAAATGAAAGCAGCGAGTTACAATTATAC